ACACCCGGCTTGAATTGTAATTTTCTAACTGCCATTTAAACCTCAATCCGCGTACTCACCACTAGCAATCATGTCGGTCAGCTCTAAAGCACGGCCACCAACCTGTTTTGCCCACCTAGAGTCCAAGAACTCTGTGGAGGCTTCTGTGTAGTTTCCCGCTTCCATAGCGGTTAATGCGCGTCGAAAGCCACGTAAACGCGTAGCTCCGAGGTTAAAACTAATGTCAATCATAGCATCTTTTCGGACATCATCAAGACCGTTAAACCACGAGTATTCTGTAGCTAACTCCTTGATTACTCTGGCAATATCGTTCTCTAGTAGAAAATCTACTTCTTCGTCAGACAGCCCAATACCGTTTTCTGGGTCTACATTACGCCCAATACCTACCGTCCAGTATCCGGCGGGACACTTATAAGCCACATGACGACCATTAGTTTTAACTTCGCCCTCATGACGCTTTAACATTTCTAGCAGTTTTTTCATTACTTTTTACCGTTTGACCCGCCGTAGAAAAAGGCCGCACAGGTGCCTAGAATGCCTGATAACTGCCCCAAAACCAGAGAAATAATAGTCTCATCGTTCTGGTCATGAGGAAGGATGGTCACAGTCATTACATAAGCGCCGTACAAAACCAGCGCCAGTATGCAAAACACCTTGGGTGTAATGTCCCCAGAGAACTTGGCCCTAGCATCCTTCCTGTCATCAACTTCTGTTTTAAAAGACTCAAGGTCTATCTCCATCTCTCGGATACGATTCTTAAAATCTTTGTCTGCTTCTTTGAGCAATACTGCCTTTTCAGGCTCTCGTTCGATAAGGTCTTCAATCTCGTTTGCTGTAGCGTCTGGTATGCCTAGCTTAGAAGCCGCCATCTTGACAGCCATACCGGCCATTGGCCCGCCCGCTGCACTAGCTATAGTAGGTGCAAGGGATTTAAGCAGGGCACCGAGTTTCATTCCGCAGCTTCCACAATTGTATCTATGGTGTCACATACATCAGGCACTATAACGCCAGTAGTTGCTGATAGGGCGCCCCGGCCAACAGCACGAACACCCTTGTAAAATTGGTTACAGTATATTTCTTTATTTGCCATAACTTGTTCAACAGACGTACAGCTAGATAAAGTGAAAACAGCTAAAAAGCTAATCTTTAATAAACATTTCATTCGCCATATCCTCCAGTTCTTTACGGGCTAGTTTTTTGTCCTTATCCATTTGCACTACTTTATTGGCTTGTGCTTCTTGCTCATCCAGAAACTCTTTCAGCCTATCTTTGTAGCCGTCCATCATGTGGTCAGCTATCCGGTCTTTCAAATCACCCCTATCAGCAACTCTGGTGTCTTTGCTGGGATTTATGTAGTCAGGGCCGGTGTTACTGAAGTACAACATAGTCTGCGAGCTTGAGGGGCCGTAGCAAAAACGTGGGATTCTAGCCACCATATCGCTGCCTTGCACACAGGAGATTTGATTATCAAGAGTCATTGGCTTTTTAAAGCCCTTGAAGAACACGTTCGGCTTACCGAAGGTGATCAAGTTTATGTTGTCGTGCTTACCGTTCAACATAGAGGCAGAGAGTTCTGCCAGCGCACCGCCGAGGCTATGGCCGCAGATCAGGGTGCGTTTCTTGGGGTCAATGTGTTTCTTAACTTCTTTCCAGACTGACCTGTGGGCCATCGCAAACCCACCGTGGCATAGTCTGCCCGCGTATGGCACGGGGACTACGAGCGCATCCGTCAGCCAATCCCTTCCCTGCTGTGTACCCCTGAAGGCTATGATGTCTATGGACTTGCGTTTCGCTATATATACTGTAGTAGATGTCCACTTACTTTCGATTTTAATGGCGTCTTTGTTCTTGTCATTGTAAGCCTTCATTGACCAAGAACATGCCATATTGAGCAATACGGGATCGAGTTTCATTTGTCAGCCTTGTTTTCTAAGCGTTTGAAGATAGCACCTAGCATTTCTTTGATTTCGCGGATGTCTTCACGGTAATCGTCTTTAGACACATACTTCTCAGGGATCTGTTTCATATCCGCATCAATTCTATCTAGTAACACAAAAACCCTGTTGACCAGCCAGCCGCCGCCAAAACTTACTATCGCTAAAAAAATATTAAACCCAGTCTGAAAATCCATTACTCCACCGCTACACTAGTAATCGCCATGCCTATAACAAAAAGAACCGTAAAAGTGCCTACTATTGCAACTACATCAATCATTGCCGCTCTGGACTGCGCTTTTTCTCTGGCTTGAGCTATACGCATATTCCGTATTTTAGTGCGCTCTCTGAGCATGTCATGCCAGAGATTTGCATTACCCGTCCAATAGAATAAATCCTTTAGTTCTTTCTCTAACTGTTCTGCCTTCTGTTTCTGAAGCGTTATCTCCAGAGCCTGACTCTCAACAGACTTGCCACCAAACAGCTTTTCTATCTTGCTGGGGTTCGTGGCTTTCTGCTCTAGTACACTAACCTCTTCTCGGGCATCCCAGAACTTACCTAAAGCTCTGGTCATGTCACTCAGCTCCCGGCCCTCATTCACCGCCGTTTTCATAAAGCGGTAGGCCGAGGCACACATCTGTACTGCTGCTATGATCTCCGCTGCCACTAGTAAACCCTTATTCCACCTTGCTGTGGGTCTACCAGTATTGGCTTGCAGTAAGCTGAGAGTGGACTAGAGGTACTTGGTGTTGTGTTGCGTCTTAATCTGGCAGCAAAATAATTGCAGCGATTCAGGTCATAAAAGCACATAGCCTGATCACAAGTCTCAGACGCCTGTTCTCCTCCTATGATCAGAACCAATACAAAAACGTGAGTCATCTCTCATACTTCTTATTCCGGCGCAGGTGCCCAAGGCAAGCCGGGGTCTATAATTGGGTTTACCTTTTCATCAATTTCTTGTTGTATTTGCTCGTTTACATGTTCTTCGTAGGAACCAACAACGGCCTGAATCCACCCCAGAACAATTTCTTCAGTCAAATCCGTATAGGGAATAAACGTAGAAGACTCTGGGTTGTACTGAAACGGAGTTGCCCCAGCAAACATGCCGGTGTTTCCGTTTTCATCAGTGCCTGTTTTTTCCCAAAAAGTCTGGACTACAGTATTGTCGTAAGTAGTACCTTCTATGGTCTCATTACGAACCTGCATTTCGGTGATTGCCCAAGTATATGTAATAGCCATATTTATTCTTCTTCAGACGATTCGAGTGATTCTTTCAACATTTTAAAAAATGAATCTTTGCCAACCTGTAGCTGTTGAAGCTGAAAGTTCATGTTGGAAATCTTCCTGTCCAAATCTAAACAGTGGTTGGTTAAGACCACCTGTTCTTCTGTTAAATCAGCTTGGTTATACTCTGTACCGTCAATCGTAATCGTCTGAGCTTTGTTGTCTTTACTCATCAGACTTCTCCTTTGTTATACCTATATCGTTAACTTATTGACCAAGAGGTTGTATCTTCATTCCAGATATAGTCATTGCCATCATTAGGCATAGGCGTAGGGGCTTCCCATCTACAACTTGCCTCATTCAGTACCCAACTTTCATATGGTTTTGGCGGTATGAAAGCGTCTTTATCGGAATCGTAACTAAAACCTATTCCAGCAAAATTCTTTCTAAAAGGCTCTCCCTCATTTCTATGAACACCTCCTCGGGTGTTATAGCTGGTTTGAACCCAATTAGTTTCGTCCCCAAAAAGAGACTGACAAAAACTTATACCAGACGATTCGGTGGGAGCATTGTCGTTTGACACAACAATAACTTTAATAACCATATCAGCATCATCTAATTGAGCAAAATGAGCCATTAGAATGTAATACTCCCAGAGCCAGTGTAAGTGTAAATATTATAAGAACCGTCTGTTGTAAGCGTAGGGGAGCCAGTAGTAGAAGCAGCAGTAGCCAAAGTTCTTATAATGACCACGCCAGAACCACCAGAACCCTCAACATCTCTATCTGCGGCATCGCCACCACCCCCGCCGCCTGTATTTACAGTACCGTCTTGCGCGTCTGTGGATGAGTCTGCCCCATCTCCACCACCCCCAGTACCGCCACTTCCTCTTGTGCTAAACGGTGTAGCAGTACCACCACCCCCACCGCCGCCATATGGAGAACTATTTCCAGTTACGGAGAGTGCAGTCAAGCCATCGCCTCCATCCCCCGCTTGAAGTTCACTAGCATTTTCACCAACTTGGCTTGCACCACCACCACCACCGCCCAGACCCGTTGAAAAATCAGTGTTTGCAAAAGCATTACCACCGTCAAAGCCTTGCCCGCCAGTACCAGAGCCACCTACGCCACTGCCAGAAGCGCCAGCAGAGCCACCACCACCAGAACCACCATCTCCACCGGCGGTAGTTCTTGATCTTGAGCCTTCGCCACCACCTGTTGAAGTTAGGCTATTAAATGAACTATCTGACCCAGCGGTATCACCAGCCCCGCCAGCCCCAACAGTTACAGTATATGAAGTACCCTTGTCTAAAGTGGCTGACGATATTCTATGACCACCGCCGCCACCACCGCCGTGACCTTGAGTGCTACTACTAAGATAGCCGCCGCCGCCTCCACCAGCCATTACAAAATAGCTGACCGAGACTGGGGTCGCTGAAGCTAATAATTGAAGAAATATCCCTGACATTAAGTTACGCTACCAGTAATTACGCAAACAGTTCCAGAAATGAAAAGTATTGTCGCAACACCCCTTGTCGATAGGGTAACAGAGGCTTGGTCAGTGTCTATTCCAGAAATATACGCAGTGGTGATACTACAGGTTATTGTAATGTTTCCTGTGGTGTTATTAAAAATACTAACGGCGTCTCCTTCGCTGAAGGTAGCATCAGGAATCGTAATAGAACCACCCGTACCTACCTGAACATATTTCCCTACATCACCCGTGGCGAGAGTATAGCTGCTTGTTTTAGTACCGACAGCAGACACATTGCTTGTGCCCACAGAATTAGTTCCATCCGCTGTACAATTGGATAAATCCCCGCTTGTCGGAGTGCCAAGAACAGGAGTCGTTAGGGTTGGGCTAGTACCAAAAACCAACGCCCCAGAGCCTGTTTCATCTGTTACCGCAGAGGCTAGATTTGCAGAAGAGGGTGTGCCTAACCAAGTAGCGACACCTGAACCAAACGAAGTAATCCCTGTACCGCCGTTAGCAACGGGAAGGGTGCCAGTAATCTGAGAGGTCAAATCAACATTAGCCAGTGTGCCACCAAGGGTTAAGTTGCCCGAGCTAGTAACTGTGCCAGTCAGGGTAATGCCGTTGACTGTGCCTGTGCCGCCTACACTTGTTACCGTACCGCCCACTTCGGTGGGGTTAGCATTAAATACAGCAGCCCCAGCGCCCGCACCGTCCGTGACGACCATAACTTTTGAGCCGTTGGCTACATTTACCGTAGCGCCAGAGCCTTGCTTGATCGTAATAATCTGACTACCAGTAGTAGCATTCTCGATCATCCAGACTTTAGATACAGTGCTTGGCCCTAATGTGACTTCTCTGGTAGCTGTAAGAGACACAGCCGAAGTAATCTTTAAATAGAAAGAACGGCTGTCATCCGCAGTGCCATCAGGCATCGTGAAGGTTTCGTTAGCATCAGCAGACAGTTGTTTTGTGCCGTAGCTAAAACCATCGGTGATCAGCTCAAGGTTGGTGTTGGTACTGGTTCCCCAAGTGCCATCTTCATCACCGGTGGTGATTTCTTTGAGCCGTAAGTTGTTTACATAAGTAGCCATTTGTCAGCCTCTATAATGCCGCATCGCCCGCTGCCGGAGGCACCGAGGTAGCATAAATCTTTGTGCTTTGTTTAAGATTCAAAGCCTGTCCACAATCAGAGCAGGTATCTGCCTCAAGTTCAGACTCATCGAGATCGTAACCGCAATTGCCGCAGACAATCTCAATTTCATGCTTAGGGTCAATCGTTTCACCTAAATCTACCGCTTCATTTACCGTTTTCATGCTGCAATCTCCGTCCAATCCGGTGTTTGTGCTGGGGTTTCCTCAGTCCAACCCGGTGTCTGACTATTATCTATGTTCGTCCAATCTGGGTTCTGATCTGGGACAATTCGTCCCCATACTAACACATTTCCTATCTGCCCAACCGCCTGTACGCCTGTCGGGAAGACCTTAGCCGTGCCTGTCTCAGTGGTCTCGCCTAGAGCCGTGGTGCCTTGGACACCTGTAACATTGACGTTGGCACCCGCTTCTGCGGTGGCTGTACCCAGTGCCGTAGTGCCTTGAACCCCAGTAACATCTATGATGTTGTTGGTTATTAGGGTTACTGTGCCTAGCTGGCTTGTACCCTCAACCCCCGTGACACTGACATTAGCCTCGCCCGTTGCAGCGGCAGTGCCTAAAGCTGTAGTACCCTGAACTCCGGTGACAAGGAAAGCAACGCTTTCTTCTACAGTAACCGAACCGACACTTGCTGTAGCTTCTACGCCGGTAACAGCAATACTGGAATCAGCTTCTACCGAAACAGTGCCAATATCGCCAGTGGCTTCTACACCTGTCACAGATACATTAGCATCTGCTTCTATCTGGGCGGTGCCTAGAGCCGTAGTACCCGCCACTCCGGTGACAGCAACAATCGCTACGCCGGTTACTTCAACCGACCCTACTGCACCTGTGGCCTCTACCCCAGACGGTTCTGCCGTGGCCCCTGCTTCTGCTGTGGCAGTGCCTAAAGCTGTGGTGCCTTGGACGCCCGTGACCTGCACGATGGCATCTGCTTCGACTGCGGCGGTGCCTAGCGCAGTAGTGCCTTGAACTCCGGTAACGGCAACAATCGCTTCGCCTGTTACGGCGACAGTGCCAATCTCTCCGGTAGCCGCATTACCAAGGACTTCAACCGCTCCGTCAGCTTCAGCGACTACATTGCCGAGGGTAGCTGTGGCCTCTAACCCTGTTACGCTAACTATGGCATCGGCGTTAACAA